ACAACCCGAAAATAAAATCCTATTAAGTTAGTGCATATGGGGCAGAGCCCTCAAACTCCCGAGGTTTACGCGCTTAGGGCTTACCGGTGAAATGAAAAACGGCGTGCAGTAAAGCCCGCCGTCTCACCGTATAAGCCGCAGCAAGCGTTGGGTCGCTCCTCAGCGTTGCCCAGTTTATGCTGCAGTAATAGTATGGTCAAATTTGTGGATGATTATTCCATTTACACGGAGGAATGTTCACACCCAAAGGTTGATTTTAAAGGCTTTATTTACTGTCCCCCATGCTAACTGCGAAACTCGGGCTAGTAATTGGCGAAGTGGCTTGATTGACTCTTCGCCTCTTGCATTTATTACGCAGATGCCGTAATCATCTAGCGATACGCCAAGTTTTTCGGCAAAACTATGAATGCAACCATATTCGGTTTCACCCTCAATCAACACGGCACAATGAGCGTAAAACGCCTCCTTTATTTCGGGGAAACGCATAATCATATGTTTCTCGTTCGCTGAGGTGAATCTAAGTGTGGTGCCACTAACTACTGCCGTTTTGTTCCCGTCCTTATAAAAACGGATGAGGTTGCGGTAGTCTCCAACCAAAGCGTCTGTTGAATGTGTGACAACAATAAGCTGACCATCAATGCCGTCAATTCCGAAGCACAGCTTCAGCAACTCGGCAAATTCAGCATCCTCATTTTGCAGAATTCGTTTGTAATAGCCAATGAGCGACCGCTGGAGATAAGGGTGTAGATGAACTTCCGGCTCATCAATTGATAGAACAATCGGTAAAAGCATTTTTCCATCATTATCTCTGAAAAGCTGTTCTGTAAATGGTGCAGATTTGCTTTTATACAGCTCCATAATCTGGCATAAGATGTTAATTGAAGCCATAGCCATATACTGAACACCACTACCCGTTGTGTCAATTTTCCTGTCGCCATCTGATAGGTAATACAGGCTGGTCAACATCTCAGTAGGGTTAGGGGCAACAGTCGCTTTTATAGCGTAATCCCTAAAGCTGCGGATTTTACCCAGATGTCCGTTTATAAATTCCGTCAATTTGTCTACCTGCTCATTATTCAGAAAGGTAGGGGTTTCCTCATCGCTCGTTATGAATCTCTCGATGATGCCGTTAATCAGCAAGCCTGCGCCTTTCTGCGTGTTCAGGCGCAACTCTCTACTTGGAATGGACGTTGTTTCATATTTCAAGAAGTTAATTTTTCTTAATTGCTTTATCTGAATATTCTCATTGGAATCGGCACTGACAATAGTCGGGTATGCCTCTTTTATCGTCTGACGATACCGTATTTTCACCAATGAGGCATCGTCAGGGGAGAAGTTGTCGCCGAAGAAGCCTTGTTCGTTTGGCGATAACTTGACTTCCATTTCAACCTCGATGGGCTTTTCAGAATCATAGAAGTCCTTATCATCAAAGCCCTTACCACTACACACAGTATTGAGGAGAGATAGAAAGTTGCTTTTCCCAAGGTTGTTTTCTCCGATGATGTAATTATGTTCCGGATGGAAGTTGACGGTGATACCATCAATATTCCTATAGTTAGAAACCCGTACATAGGTTATTTTCATATAATCTCCTTCCAGCGCCGTATTGTTAAGGCTAAAACCGATAGAGATTTAGTCTTCACGTATAGCATCTGCGTCAAAAATTCTATCAAGCTCCTCGTTTGACGTTATACCGCGAACCTTATTCCTGACCGTTGTTTTTCCCATATCCAATCGATAGAAATGTTCGTGACCATCTACACCTTTTTTTAGACGAATGAGCTGAATTCTGCCAAATTTATCCCAGTGCTTCTCGGCAAATTTTGCTAAGCCTACTGCTTTGGGGTAATTGTCCTTACGGCTGGGGTCATGTGGTTCCAGAACATCGAAAACGTAACCCTGTGCATCTGCTCTAACAACAACTAAATCCGGGAACATAGAAGTGGTAATACCGCTAACTTCATATGGTATTTCAAGTGACCATTTTTTACGGTCGAGGTTGCGTAACCAGCAGACAGCACCGTTATTAAGTTCTTCTTCAATAACTCCGCTCTCCCACCGGTTTAGTGATGTTTGGAATGTGCCGTCGTCAGAACAATAGAGGTGCTGTTCAAACTTAATGCTATCGTCCGGCACAGAAAAATCGATTGAATCGGGTAATACCCATGGTACAGCTATCGGTTGCGCAGAAGCATTGATTAACCTTTCATAAGCATTCTTCCGTGCCTCGTTTAATCTTGCAATGGAGCGCTTATTGCTTTCGTAGAGATTAATGAATTTTTCCTCTGCAAAGGCTTCTATTCGTTCCATTGCGTCCGTATCGTTTGTAAGAACGATAATCTCCTTTTTTATATCGATATGGTCACGGCTACTGTGCCGAATCCAGTATTCTTTGTGCAGACCTTCGCCCAACAGCTTTCCGGCCTGTTCAAAATGTCGTGAAATATCGAAATCCGATACTGTCATGGTCTGTGTTGCTTCGTCAAAGGAATAGGCATTGTCTCCGTACTCAAATATCAGTGTCCCCAGAGCAAATCCGGTGATTGCAGCAACTCGGCTGTCAAAGTCTCCGCTTTCTTTTATCCGCGCAATTTCCTCATCCATTTTTGATAAAACTGCATGTTTAACTGTTTTCTGCACTCCCAAATCAATGCCGTCCATCGTAAGTGCGCGGGAAAGCTGTATTAGTAACTTAAGCGGTGCCTGCTTGCGGGATGAATCTACCCGGTAAGTGACGAGGTTATCCATTGCATCAAACACATCGGCATAGGCAAGGTTGCGACCAAGTGTAACAAGTTCTTTGTTAGTACCTGTTTCGGCGGGCATAGCCGACTCACTATCGCGTAGAGCATTAACCACATTTTTCACTGTATCTTCGTCAAAGTACGGAAGAAAAAGACTGACGCTATTAAGTTCAGCATCGGAGGCAATTCTTCTCGCTAAAGGAGTGCGAATCATACGTCCCAAAAGCTGCGCAATATAAGTATAGTCCTGTGCACTGCGGAACGACATCATCGTTTCAGCACGTGGACAGTCCCAGCCTGTGGAAAGGTTCATTTTGAAGAATACTACCTTCACATTTTCTTCGTCTTCAATTCGAGAGGCCTCAATTTGCTGAATTTCGACGTCACGCACTTTAATCGTGCCACGGTCATTAAAGGTATGCACCACTTCGCCAGGCAGTAATTTGCGCCCCAGTGATTCCTCAAGTAAATCAATACAAGCCCCAATATCAGTATGGGTTACTTCGCGTTCGTTGCCATCTTGGACTTGAACAACGAGAATAGGATTTACCATTTTCTCGTTTTCGCGTTCACAGTAAGCTTTCCAGTGAGAGCACTTTTTAAGCCAATTTTCTACTGCACCCTTGAACATGGTCATTTCGGCACTCAGTTGAATATCCGGGAAATGAATGATGATTCTGTCCTTTAAAAGTCCGGAATCACGCACATGCTCAGGCGGAACGATGACTTTCTGAACTGTCGATGTAGTTCCAGCAATTAAATTATCAAATCTCTGAGGGGTCGCAGTTACGCCGATAACAAGAGGCATAATGCAGAGCCCGTCGTCCTTGCTGCCTTTAATAAATTTCTGCATGATGGACTGCGCCTTGTTCTCCGCTTGAACGGATGTATAGGTGCCTCTATGCGCTTCATCAATCACCACATAAAACTGCTTTGGATTACGTTTGGCAGTGTTAGTAAGTGTTTCCCAAATTGAATACTGCCGTGTATCGGACTTTGCCGTCAATAGTTTGTCAGAACCTAGTTTTTGTGTGTTCAGAAAATAGATGCGGCCGCCTTCAAGATACTCGGCGCTAAAGGTTGCATCAATAGTAACTAAATCCCGCACACGGATTTTATCAGACTTGCTTTCAATTTTTAGCCGCGTTTGCTCATTAAGTTCTGGTGAATCGGAAAGCCAAACAAACACTGACTTCGGCTCGCCGATGTTATCTGCACTCCCAAATAGAATTTCTTCAAAGAGTGTGGTCATGATGATTGTTTTTCCCGAACCTGTAGGTGCGGAAAAGGAAATTACTTGCGGGTCACGTTCGCTCCACATCAAGTGTGCTTTATTGATCTTTTCATGCAATTCAGCAAGAGCTGTTTCCTGAAACGGAAATAATGTATCTCTCATTTATGAGTCCCTCCTGCTCCCCAACACAAAGTTGTCGATATAATCGCGGTATAGTTGGTATGTTTTATTTACTTTTATCCCAGCGGTCATTTCACGGAATGCGTCCTCGGAGTTTGTTACGAAATAGACCACCATGATTCTATCTTCTTCCGAGAGCTTTTCGGCAAACTCGGCAAACTTTGTTTCATCAACCAGAACAGCAAAGCCGTTCTGTGGAAGAATTAACATTTCTGGTTCTTCATCGCTGCTCAGTTCAGGTCGCTTACCAAGTGCCCCAGATTTCAGCCACAGCAGCGGGAGTATTTCATGAAACTGCTGTCCCAACGACACGCTGTTTTTATCCAAAAAACCAAGTTTGAAATATTCGACATTGGCAGGAAAGCCATCACCCATGGGGCGTTTCACTTGTGTTGTCTCGCTAATGGGACCAAGCAAATCAGAAACCAATGCTTTAATTTCTTTGAATCTCGCGGTCTCTTTGACCAATATGTAAAAGTCGGTGATGTGGTCTTGATCTTCCAACGCTTCAAGCCATTCATTAACAGCGTTTATATCAAATAAAACCGACGCTGAATGTTTATCCGAAACAATAAATTTACTGCCCGCTTTTACCAACGTTTGCGGCAGTTGTGCCTTTCCATCCTTGCCACGGAGCAAGGAAACAAGCTGCTTTTTAGCACTGGTTGTTAGTTCTGTGGGGTTCTCTACAAAGCCGAGCTGATAGAATGAACGATCAACTTCCTTTGTTATGGTCTGGTTCGTAAAGTACTCTCCCGTTAGAACCGTACCATCGTCACGTTTGCCAAGAATGCTGTATTTTGTCCTTGGCCAAGTTACCGCGCGGCAAATTCCGTGTTTTTCCCATTCGAGGTCACCTGGTTGGTAGCCGTTTCTTTGTAAGTCCCGTGCCTCGTCAACTGAAACCTCATTATTAGTGACCAATATGCACCGTCTGTGGCCACTATCTTCAGCGTTCAGCAGATTCACGGCGTGGAGAGTTGTACCACTTCCAGCGAAGAAATCAACGATGAGGGCATTTTTATTGTTTCGAACCACTGCCATAATTGCATCTTTAGTAGAATAAAGTGATTTAGGGAAAGAAAATGCTCTTGACTGACCAATAATACTTGAAACCAAATCGGAGCCATAAGCTCCAGCGTCATGATAAGAGCGGTGCCATACCGTTTTAATTACACGAGTATCATCCCTGGCATATTCAATAGTAACAACATTAGTAATCGGGTCACGACCGACAATTCGGATACCGCCACGCTCAATTTGTTGTTGATTTGGTTGACTTATGTACGAAATTCCCCAAGTTTTACGTTGTGAATCATATTTTCCACAAGCTACGTATCCTTTTGAAATCAGATTGTTTAACGTGTCGCTACCAACACTCCATCTTCCAAATGAACCATCTTTTCTAATAGGCCACGCGACTTCATAGCCTTCAATCTTTTCTCCAAGAACCGGTGATTGCGATAAAGGTAAGTAATCACCCGCCTTTACAACAGCTTGTCGCTCACTATCAACCAGCACAGGATAAAACATACTTTCCCGGTCACTTCTATTTGCATCTGTTCCTGAACGTAGCAAACCCTTCCAGCGTGGTTTCCTATTGGGGATAGGTGGGTTCAGCAAATTATCATCGTTGTCAGCAACAAATGCGTTAGGAGCAAAGCAATACACTATATATTCCTCTACCCGGGAAAAGCGTCCCTGAGTAACCCCTTTCGGGTTTATCACAGCGGTTACCATTTGGATATAATACTCTGGAAATAGCTGTTCTAACAGAATTCGAAGGTGATGCACCTCGTGTTCGTCAATGGTGACGATGAGAACACCTGTGTCTGGATTTAAAATCCTCTTCGCAATCCTCAACCGCTTCTGCATCATCGACAGCCACTTGCTGTGACGCCAGCTATCAGAGGAGTCCACATAGTCGTTGTTGTATTTCCAATCTTTTGCCCCTGTGTTGTATGGCGGGTCAATGTAGATGCAATCTACCTGCTTGGGGTATAGGTATTCCAGCAACTGGAGAGCGTGGTAGTTGTCTGCTTCAATGAGTGTGTGCCACAGGTTGCTATCAGGCGCATTCTCTACAGAATCAATCGGTTGGAGCATAGGAAAAATCGGCTCGCCAAATTGGGCAACCGAAACAAGCTCCGTAAGTGGGATGGTCACAGTGTCGCCTGTTGCCTTGTTACGGCAAAGGGCGATATCGGCATTTAATTTCACCACTGTATAAACATCATTGATGTGTCCCGTTTTTCGTGCAACGGTCGAGCCAAGTTTGACAGCAACATCGTAAAGCGGAGTACATTCAGGGATGTGTTCCTCGAAAACAAGTCCAAATTTTTTATTCTTTGATAGGCGAGTAACTTCCTGTTCCAAGCGATTACGTAAAGATGTGTCAGGGATTTGCCTTAGCAAATCATTGATAGCAGCCATATTTCGGATCCCCCTATAATTAATCATTCGTTTCGTGCTTGCTCCAAGAACGACCGAAAAGCTCATTTCCGTCCGACAATCGCAAAATCGTTGTAGTTTCTAAAATCTTGTGTGCCTTTGCGGTTGTAGAATCAGCCTTGTCAAACGCAATAAAGATCTGTCGTCCACTGGCCTGATAACGTTCTAATATGTGTTCTAGGTGTATGTCCTCAATACGCTTGAGAATATTAGAATCGTGAATGAGCACAGGGATTGGTCGTAACTCAAGCACACTTAAATCGTAAATCACCAGGCTCTTAAACGCAGTACCCTCACTGGTGTTTCCAGGAGTCTCGAAGGTGATTTCCTTATGGGACGTAATCTGCAGAACAGGTGCTATTTCCTGCTGTTCAGTAACTACACCGTTTATCGTTGCCATACGCAGGTTGATGTCGTCCTGTATTTCTTCCAGTATCTCGGTTTGTTGTTGCAATAGTTTTGCCAGCTTGTGTTCTGCTTCGGCGCGGGCTTCCAGCAATTCTTTCTGGTGAATCAACTCGGCTGTCTCCTCTTCCAATCTATCAATGCTTTTTGACACGTTGACACATTGGGAGAGCACTCGCTCCGACATCTCCTTTGCCAAACCGGACTCCTCGATCTTTTGATGTAGGCGTTTGATTTCTTTATCGCAATGATCAATAAGCGGTTGCAAACGTTCTATTTCCTGAGCCATCTCTTCGCCCAGAATTTCTCTTATTCTCTTATGAAAGTGCTCAATTTCCTCGAAGGCTTTTATATCAGTATTCGGGAAAAAATGAACCAAGGAATCAAATTCACTGGCGGTTTCAGGGTTAGTGTCAGCGATGTTACTCGTAATTGCATTAAGCTGAGACTGCAGACGATTGCGTTTGCGGATGAAACTATTCAACTCTTTTTGAGCCGCTGTTATCCGTTCAAATGTCTGTGTGTCAAACCCAAACAGTGCTAACTGGGCCTCTTCACTGTTTTTCATTAGCTTCTGGAGCCTTTTCTTCAGCGACTCTATAGTCTTCTGATTCATTTCAATTTTTGCGGTGTCAACCTGCTGACGCTTGCGCGACTTAAGCTGCGAGGATTTGATACCGAGTTCTTCCTCCATATTCTTAATGGCAGCAAGAATATTGTAGTGACCGAACAGTTTCATCAGAAAATCAACTGCTTTTTCATCCTGTTCACGAGGCTTTGCGAGCAAAGGGTACTTTTCCAGTGCATTTTCTCGGCCATAAATACGAAAATACCGCTCTGTAATTTCCGAAAATGTAAGGGCTGGAAGTCCGACCTTGTATTCCTGAAAGAGAAAGCTCCGAAATTCATCCAGCGACAATTTTGTAATGAAATGGCCTTCTTTATCACAGCGATATACATTTTTAGGTTCATCGGTTCTTCGGTAAAAGTGATGTGGCTGTCCTTCAAATTGAAAAGTGAAATAAATGGTATGAGGGCCGATCTCTTTTTTGATATCATCGGAAAGGGAGTAGTAGCCTTCACCGCCGAATACATAGTCAATAATCCACAGGAATGTTGATTTGCCGATGGCATTACTGCCGCCAGCACTGCCTAAAACCGTATTAAGTCCTGACTTAAAGTGGATGGTTTGATGCCTCGGTGCAAATTTATCGCATCGAATTTCTGTCAACATAGCGTAGTACCCTCCCTTCCTCGATTAGTTCAATTTTCCCCAATGCAAACAGGCAGTCTAAAGCGCTTAGAAAATCACCCATATCCTTTTTTCCTGACGTAGTTAGTTCAAACAGCTCTTTAGGAGACATATCTTCCTGCATCAACGCTTCTAAGATATCTGGAAAACGGGCGATAACGCTGTTTGCATAAGGTGTAACTTTATTCGGCAATCTCATCGAACACCTCACACCTTTGCACGAAGTAGGAGATTATGATCTCACAGGCTTCTTTGTATTTGCGGCCAGTCTTTTCAAACAATGTTTCAACGAGCAGATTATAAATGGCACTTTGGGTGGGAAGCGATTCGCTTGCATCTTCATACATCCGCTTAATACTTTTAGCAAACTTATCAACGTTTAGCTTGTTTTCTCCTGCCAATCGATCTAACGCATTATTAACGCCTTCATACAACTGCGTAACATCAAAAAGCACCCGCTCTTTCAACCGCTTTTCAGTGACTTTCTTTTCAACCTTGACAGGTTCTATTTTGAGACGTGTATCGTCTGTAACATCCATTAAGTTTACCTCACGAAGCACATCTTCAATTTGCTTTTCTAATGTATATAGTGACGTTGCATTCCTTGCCGCCGTAAGATTTTCTAAATAATGCTTGTCCGATAATAAAGCCAGTTTATCTTTTTCTGAGGCATTTTGCATTTCGCGTTCACAGTCAACACATAGAACAACATCATCATTTTCAGAAAGGTGAACGACTTTAGCGTAATTAACGTCGTTACCTTCTTTTTTTATGCCCAACAATCTACCGCATTTTTGACACTTGCCGCCCGTTTCTGTTAGTAAAACCAAAGCGCGGGAGTCAATCGCTATTTCATCGGCGATCCCCATAGAGAATTTGCTGTATGCCGTTAGAAAATCTATGCTCGTTTTTTGTGTGTCAAAGGACTGAATGTACTCACCGGTTATCTCTCTTAGGTTTTCTTGGCAGTTACGGTTTTCTACATTGACCACCGTATATAGGAAAATTCCGGCCAGAAAGTCTTCTAAAACAAAAGCATCACGTCCTGTAATAGTTGCTTTTGTCATTCCGTTAACTCTTTCCACAACCGTATCAGGCTTGATTGTGTCATCGGAAGCGATGATATCCTTCAATGCAAGAACGATGTGGCTCCTTTTGTTGCTGTCCAACAGTGGAAGGATGTTCTGCTTAAAGTAATTTGAGGTAGCACGAGCATCTGCTGTCGGTGCAACATCGGTCACATTGGGGGATAGATTTTTCTTACCACGAACCAAATCTGAAGTAGTGCCATCATCTTCACGAATATCATAATTTGGCGCAATAGAAAGCAGGATGGTGCCGCACAACCGCTTCTGCGTAACGCTTTTTGCTTTACAAAGCGTTAAAACCGTTGCATAAGAACCAAAGCACAGCTTTTTCATAAATTGCGCCCCCTTCAATAAATCTAAGAATTCGATGCATCATCATCGACGTAGTCAACAATGTCACCAATGTTTACATCAAGAGCCTTACAAATTCTGGCTAATACGTCCATGCTTACCGGCAAGTCCTTACTCATCTTCGCCATCGTAGTTGACGTCAGATTCGTCTTTGCCATCAAGTCTTTTTTCATCATCTTTTTATCAATTAATAGTTTCCAAAGTTTGTTATAACTAAATGCCATTCTATCGCCTCCAAGCATTCTGGACGCTCTTAAAATAAGTTGTTACCTAATTATAGCAAATAACTAAGCAAATAAAAAACATAAATTTAACTATGTTAATTTAAGCTTTGCAAACGCTTAGTCAAATTTTCTGCGATAAAAACAAATGGAAATTTACTGAGTCACAGCGGAGTGATAGCGGAGCTGTGGCTGAGGATTCATCGTGTTCGAGCCAATAAAATCAACATAGACGGTCAGACAAGCCGTACTTTTCATGGAAAGGAGATGCGTCGAGATGCGAGACGTCCGAAACGCTAACGGTAAGCTGGTCTGCCGACTGGACGAAAAAGCTGGCATCGTAGAAATCGTCCACAAAGGCTGCAAGACGCTGATTTGTTTCAAACCAGATGGAACAGCAGAAATCATAAATACAGAAGCAGCATAACCGCAAAACACAAGTCAATAACGAGAATCCGCAGAACCGCGAGACGGGCAGGATGACACCAACCACTGGTGTTGCCGCCCGTCTCGTTTTGTTTCTACGGATTTGAGACATCAGCCCCCTGCGGATTTTCAAGCCAACTTTTGAAAATCGCAGGAGGAAAAAGATGTTAATCAATTACAAAGACGCAGATGGCAAAATCATCGAATTGGAGGTTTCTGACGAAGTCGGTACCTTCTATCTCAGTTCTGTTGAAGAAGAAAAGAAAAATGAACGGCGGGAAACCCGCCGCCACACTTCCCTCGAGAGTTTCACCTATGAGGACAAGCGGTTCTTCGACGATGGAACGGACTTGCTTGCCGACCTTATAGCTTCGGAAACTGTGAGCCGTGCCATGTCCCACCTGACCGAGCGGCAGCAGTACCTTATCCGCAAAACCTGTCTGGAAGGTTGGAAATACACAGAACTCACTGCCCTGGAAGGCGTGAACGAATCCGCTATACGCCACGCTGTAAACCGTGCGAAGAACAAACTCAAAAAAATGTTATAGTAACCGTCCGATTTGTCTTCCGCAGGTGGCATAAGGCAGAAGGCACAAGAAACCAGCCTTCGGAAAGGCAAGGTGATCCGAATGAAGCACAGGCTTAGGATCAGTGTTTCAAAGGAACCGCAGGGCGGCGGAATAGTTGGCTGTCGCCATGTCACCATGCGCGAGAGACTGCTGCGTCTCCTGCTGGGTGACAAACAAAGGCTGACGGTCATTGTCCCTGGCGACAGCGTGAAAGCGCTGTCTATTATCGAGGAGGGAGGTGAGGGCCATGAGCAAAACCAAGCTGTTGCTGGATGTAGCGGCTAACCTGAAAAACCTGGCAGACAGCGTTTGGGCAGTAGCACAGGCAATGACGGATGGTGAGCCTGGCGAGGCTTTGAAGCCGGAAGCACCAACTGTCAAAAAGGAAGAAAAGCCTGAAACCAAAGCGGTCACGCTTGAGCAAGTCCGGGCTGTGCTGGCCGCTAAAAGCCATGACGGCTTTACCGCTGAGGTCCGAGCACTGTTGGAGAAACACGGTGCATCAAGGCTCAGTGAAATTGACCCGGCAAATTATGCCGCACTTCTCGCGGATGCGGAGGGTCTGAAATGAGCAAACACGCTGTCCTCTCCGCTTCCGGAGCGCACCGTTGGATGAACTGTACCCCATCAGCCAGGCTGGAATTGGAGTTTGATGAGAGTGAAAGCGAAGCCGCCGCCGAGGGTACTGCAGCTCATGCACTGTGTGAACACAAGCTGCGCCGGGCGCTGAAAATGCGCTCAAAGAAGCCGATTTCCAAGTACGACTGCGACGAAATGGACGCACACACCAACGCCTACGTGGAGTTCGTTCTTGAAACCATCGTCCAGGTAAAGTTGACCTGCAACGACCCGTTGGTGCTGATTGAGCAGAGGCTGGATTTTTCCAGGTATGTGCCGGATGGCTTCGGTACCGGCGACTGCGTGATTATCGGCGACGGCATACTCCATGTTATTGATTTCAAATATGGCCAGGGCGTTTTGGTAAATGCCCAGGACAATCCCCAGATGAAGTTGTACGCACTTGGTGCTTTAGAACTGTTCGACGGCATCTATGACATCAGCACAGTGGCCATGACCATTTTCCAGCCGCGCCGGGAGAATGTCAGCACCTTTACGGTATTTAAAGAATCGCTTTATCAATGGGCGGAGGAAAAACTGATACCCACCGCCATACTCGCTTTTGAAGGAGGAGGCGATTACCTTCCCGGAGAGTGGTGCCAGTTTTGCCGGGCGGCAGTTAAGTGTCGGGCACGGGCTGAAGCCAAGCTTAAACTGGCGGCCTTTGAGTTTGCCCTTCCCCCCTTGCTTTCCGATGAGGAAATTGGCGAGGTTCTCAATTTGATCGGCGACTTGACCAGTTGGGCAAATGAGATTATAGCCTATGCCACAGACGCCGCTGTGAACCATGGCAAGGAATGGCCCGGCTTTAAGGTGGTCGAGGGGCGCTCCGTCCGGAAATATACCGATGAGAAGGCCGTCGCCGAAGCGGCAAAAGCTGCTGGATACCGCGACATCTATAGAGAGAGCCTTATCACCATCACTGAGATGGAAAAGCTGATGGGCAAATCCAGGTTTAATGAAATCCTCGGCGGACTGGTTATAAAGCCGCCCGGCAAGCCGACCCTGGTTCCGGTCACGGATAAGCGACCGGCGATGAGTATATCAAACGCAAAAAATGAATTTATGGAGGTTTAATACTATGTCAAATACAGCAAACAGAGTAAACAAAGGGGTTTTTAAAAACCCTACAAAGGTTGTTACAGGTATAGTCCGTCTGTCTTACGCAAACGTACACGAGCCGAAGTCCATCAACGGAGGTACTCCAAAGTACAGCGTCAGCCTGATTATCCCCAAAAGTGATACCAAGACAATCGCGGCCATCAATGCAGCCGTGGATGCCGCTATCGAGGAAGGCAAGGGCAAATTCGGCGGCAAGATTCCCAATAAAGCGCAGCTAAAACTTCCTCTCCGTGACGGCGATATCGACCGCCCTGATGACGAAGCCTACGCCAACAGCTATTTCGTAAACGCCAATAGCAATACCGCTCCGCAAATCGTGGACAGGCAAGTCAACCCTATCCTTGAACGTTCCGAGATTTATTCTGGTGTCTACGCGAGAGTCAGCATCAATTTTTATGCTTTCAACTCCAACGGTAATAAAGGAGTTGCCTGCGGTCTGGGCAACATTCAAAAAATCCGCGACGGTGAACCGCTGGGTGGCAGAACCAATGCTGCTGACGATTTTGCCACTGACGTGGACGATGATTTTCTGTCATGAGAACGCTTAGTATCGATTTAGAGACTTTCAGCACGGTAGACCTCGCCAAAAGCGGGGTCTATCGCTATGCTGAGTCCCCGGATTTTGAAATCCTGTTGTTCGGTTACAGTGTTGACGGCGGAGCTGTTCAGGTTATTGATCTGGCCAACGGTGAACATTTGCCGGATGAGATCTACAGCGCCCTTTTAGATGAATCCGTTATCAAATGGGCACATAATGCGCAGTTTGAACGCGTATGCCTGTCCCGTTATCTTAACCAGTGGCTGAAACCAAATTCCTGGCGCTGCACTATGGTGTGGTCCGCCTATCTTGGTCTGCCTTTATCGCTGGAGGGCGCTGCGTTGGTCACCGGCGCGGAAAAGCAAAAACTGACCGAGGGTAAAGATCTAATCCGCTACTTCTCCATACCCTGCAAGCCCACAAAAACAAACGGCCAGCGAACACGTAATCTCCCCGAACACGACCCTGAAAAGTGGGAACGCTTCAAAGCCTACAATGCCCGCGATGTGGAAACGGAAATGGCAATACCGGCAAAGCTGGCGAGCTTTCCCGTACCGGAGGATGAGTGGAAAAACTATATCCTCGACCAGGAAATCAATGACCGAGGTATTCTGCTGGACATGACCCTGGTCAGGCAGGCGATCCGCTGCGATGAGCAATCCCGGTCAGAACTGACGCGGCTGATGCGGGAGTTGACCGCTCTGGATAATCCCAACTCAGTCGCACAGATGAAGTCCTGGCTCGCTGTTCATGGCCTTGAAACCGACACGTTGGACAAAGCAGCGGTTAAGGAACTGCTCAAGACCGCTCCCGGAAATCTGGGGCGTGTTTTAGAATTGCGGCAGAAATTAGCCAAGTCCAGCATAAAGAAATACACGGCGATGGAAAACGCAGTCTGTTCCGACGGCAGGGCGCGCGGGTTGCTGCAGTTCTATGGCGCGAATCGTACCGGCCGATTTTCAGGGCGCTTAATTCAGGTGCAAAATCTGCCTCAGAACCATCTGCCCGATTTAGAACAGGCACGAAACCTTATTCGTTCCGGGCTGTTTGAAGTTGTGGAGATGCTCTATGACTCTGTGCCCTCTGTTCTATCTGAACTTATTCGCACTGCGTTTATCCCCAAGAATGGTTTCAAGTTTATCGTTGCTGATTTCAGTGCTATTGAAGCCAGGGTCATTGCCTGGCTGGCGGGTGAAACATGGCGTAATGAGGTTGTTTGCCACCCACGGCAAAATCTATGAAGCATCGGCGGCGCAGATGTTTCATGTTCCCATTGAAGAGGTCACCAAAGGCAGCCCGCTGCGCCAGAAAGGGAAAATAGCCGAATTGGCGCTTGGCTACGGCGGATCAGTCGGTGCTTTAACCGCCATGGGTGCTCTTGATATGGGGCTTACTGAGGATGAACTCCAGCCGCTGGTAACCGCTTGGCGAAAGGCCAACCCCAACATCGTCCGCTTCTGGTGGGACGTTGACCGGGCTGCCAAAATGGCGGTCAAGGATCGCATAACTGCAGAAATACACGGAATCCGCTTTGAGTACCGCAGCGGAATGCTGTTTATCACCCTGCCATCCGGCAGGAAGCTCTGCTACGTTAAGCCCCGGATTGAATTAAACCGCTTCGGCAGTGAATCGGTGACATATGAGGGTATTGGGACAAACAAGAAATGGGAGCGCATCGAAAGCTACGGGCCTAAGTTCGTGGAGAACATCGTGCAGGCGACCTCAAGAGATATCCTCTGCCATGCTATGCGCCGTTTGGACGAAATGAGCTACAGCATCGTGATGCATGTCCATGACGAGGTTGTAATTGAAGTCCCTGTCCAGACATCAGTTGTTGATATTTGCACCGTCATGAGTGAGTCCCCAACTTGGGCAAAGGGGCTTTTGCTTCGCGCCGACGGTTTTGAGTGCCAGTTCTATAAAAAAGATTAGAAAAAAATAATGGACCGTCCGATTCCGCTCCTTGTGGTGGCGATATAGCGAAGGCCATAAACAAAATCCAAGCCTTCGGAAAGGACGAATCCATATGAACGAACTGCAGGTATTCTCCTACGAGGGAAACGAGGTCAGAACCATCCAGAGGAACGGCGAAACTTGGTGGGTGCTAAAGGACGTATGCGGAGTGCTGGAACTCAGTAACGCTCGCATGATTGCCGACCGGCTTGACGAGGATGATGTAAGTCTGGCTTACATCACCGACAGTATGGGTAGGCGACAGCAAACCAATATCGTTAACGAGAGCGGGCTTTACAATGTTATCCTGCGCTCTGACAAGCCCGAAGCCAAGAAGTTTAAACGCTGGGTTACCCACGAGGTTCTTCCTCAGATTCGCAGGCACGGAGCTTACATCACAACCTCTAAGCTGGAAGAAATCATAAATGACCCTGACTCCTGGATTAAGCTCTTAACCGCTCTCAAGGAGGAACGCCAGGAAAAGGAGCGACTTCAGCTGCAGGCCGCCCAAGATAAGCCTAAGGTGGTATTTGCCGATGCTGTATCCGTATCGGACGGCACCATTTTAATCGGCGAACTGGCGAAAATCCTCAAAGGCAACGGTATCGAAATCGGCCAGAACCGCCTGTTTGAAAGGCTCCGCCAGGACGGCTTCCTTATTAAGCGCAAAGGCACCGACTATAACGCGCCGACCCAAAAGGCCATGGAACTCGGTCTTTTCAAAGTAAAAGAAACCGCCATTACCCATTCGGATGGTCATGTCACCATCAGTAAGACCACCAAAGTTACTGGCAAAGGGCAGCAGTATTTTGTCAACTACTTTCTCGGGGGAGGGGCGGATAGAGATGGACGGGCGTAACAGCAGGGGCTGCCCGGAACATATAGCCGCTATTTCTTCGGACGGTGCGGCGCAAAAGGAAAAACGGTACCGCCAGCTGGTTTACATCTGCTCTCCTTTTGCCGGCGACACGGAACACAATATCATCCGTGCGCGAGGCTACTGCCGGTTTGCCGTCAGCAAGGGATATATCCCCCTCGCACCACATCTCCACTACCCACAGTTTATGGATGATAGCGACCAAAAAGAGCGCGAACTCGGGCTATATTTCGCCCTGGTTCTACTTAGCAAATGCGATGAGCTATGGGCGTTCGGTCACCGGGTGTCGGACGGTATGGCCCGGGAAATCAGCAACGCTAAAAAGCAGGGCATGCCCATTCGGTACTTTACCGAGAAATGCGAGGAGGTGCAGGGAACGTGAAGATAGCGGTCGGCAACAGCCGCATGGATAAGAAGTGGAAAAACAGGGACATCTCATGGGAAAACTTTCTCGCCCGGGTCAGCACGACCATCCGCACCACCGAAACGGTATCGGAATTCCGCAAGATGAGCCGCGCGCAGCAGGATTCCATCAAAGATGTGGGTGGTTTCGTGGGCGGCGCTCTACGCGAAGGTAAACGCAGGAACGGTTATGTCCTCTGCCGCTCCCTGCTCACCTTGGACATGGACTACGCCAGGCCGGGAATTTGGGATGAAATTAATATGCTCCACGATTTCAAGTGCTGCGTTTACTCTACTCACAAACACATCCCGAATGCACCGCGCCTGCGGCTGGTTATTCCCCTGTCCCGCGAGGTTAGCGAGGACGAGTACCCCGCTCTTGCTCGCATGGTGGCCAAGGAAATTGGTATCGATTTGTTTGACGACACGACTTATGAACCCTCGCGGCTGATGTATTGGCCGTCTACACCATCTGACGGTGAGTTTGTGTTTAAGGAAAAAGAAGGCGAACTGCTCAACCCCGATATATATCTCGGGAAATACGCTGACTGGCGGGATACTTCCATGTGGTCGGTATCCTCGCGTCAGTCAGAAGTGGTTCGCAGCCAAATTACCAAGCAGGCCGATCCGCTCACCAAGGAAGGTGCAGTCGGTGCCTTCTGCCGGGCTTACCCCATTGAGGACGCAATTGCGACTTTTCTATCCGACGTCTATGAGCCCAGCGCGATGAATGGGCGTTACGACTATATCCCTGCTGATTCTTCAGCGGGACTGGTCATATATGATGGCAAATTCGCCTATAGCCATCACGCTACCGATCCCGCCTGCGGCAGGCTGCTGAATGCCTTTGACCTGGTACGCATACACCGCTTCCGCGACCTCGACGACAAGACCGCTTTGGATACCCCTCCGGGTAAGCTGCCCTCCTTTAGGGCCATGACGGAATTAGCCATAAAGGATGAACGGGTCAAGGGGCAGTTGGCTGAAGAACGCAAAGCCCAGGCGGAGAATGAGTTTAGGGATGCGGATTGGCAAAAGGCCTTGGAACTTGAAAAGACCGGCGCTGTTAAAGACAGTTTCGGGAACTACCTACTGATATTAAACAATGACCCCAATTTGCGCGGCATCGTTTTTAACCAACTGCGAGACGGTGTGGATGTTCGCGGGGAAATACCCTGGCAAAGGTTCAAACCTGGCTGGAGCGAAATGGACGCGGCGAAACTTTATGAATACCTGCAAAACCATTATGGCATCTACTCACCGACTAAGACGAATAATGCCGTTATGGCAGCAGCCGCCGCCAGGCAGTTCCATCCGATACGCGAGTATCTAAACACGCTTCCCGCCTGGGACGGCATTATGAGAGTCGAAACGCTTTTGATTGATTACTTCGGTGCAGAAGATACCCCGTATACCAGGGCTGTTACCAGAAAGACTTTTGCGGCGGCGGTCGCCCGCATTTATCAGCCTGGGATAAAGTTTGACTACATGCTGGTCATCAATGGTGCAACTGGACTTGGAAAATCCACGTTTTTTGGCAAGCTGGCCGGAGAGTGGTTTTCCGACAGCCTGACCTTTGCCGACATGGGCAAAGGCAAAGATGCTCCGGAAAAGATACAGGGATTCTGGATCATTGAAATCCCAGAACTTGCTGGTATCAGAAAAACCGATGTTAACAACGTAAAAGCATTTTTATCCCGTCGCGACGATAACTACCGTGCCAGCTATGGCCATACAACAGAAAGTCATCTTCGTCAATGTATTATTGTGGGCAGCACCAACAGTGAAAGTGCCGGGTTTCTACGTGACGTGACCGGCAACCGCCGCTTCTGGCCGGTCCGTGTCAGCGGCAAGAACGCCCGGAGAGGTTGGGATATCACCGATGAGGATGTTCTTCAGATCTGGGCCGAGGCCAAGCTGATATGGAACAACGGTGAGAAGCTCTACCTTGAGGGAGCCGATGCGGAAGCGGCGGTCAGCGAGCAGGCAGACGCCATGGAATCTGATGAACGCGAAGGCTTGGTGCGCGAGTATCTCGACATGCTTCTGCCGGAGAATTGGGACTCCTTGGATATATACCGCAGACGCGATTATTTCCGGGATCAGAGTGACCCAACCAGACCAGTAGGCGTTAAACGGCGTGATATTGTGAGCAATATTGAGATCTGGTGCGAGTGCCTGAACAAGAACCGCGAGGACATCAGAACCCGCGATAGCTATGAAATCACCGCCATCATGCAGAAAATGACCGACTGGCGGCGCGGGGATAAGAAGATACGAATCAGTGGCTACGGCCCCCAAAATGTGTGGTTGAGAAAGCCGGATTAAGTCAAAGGTGTTCCAAGCGTTCCGGGTTTGTTCCAGGAAAACCGAACGGTGGGAACAGGCGTTAGCTTAGAAAAATAGGCAACTCTACAAGCTCTGTTCCAAGTGTTCCAAGAATTATATATGAGTTATTTGTATTATTACTTCCTATACCTATATGGAACTATATACACGCGTAAGGGTCTATAAGGAATTTTTCGGTACGCTTGGAACACAATTAAGCGGAATGCCTTGTAAATTCAGGGTTTAGCGCTGAAGTTTGTGTCACCAGGGTTCGATGGAGTGCCCGACCGCTTAATATTATTGCCCCATGGGCGGATGGCCTTTGCAGAAATTAAATCGATGGGGTGTAAACTGCGTCCATTGCAGGTAAGAAGAAAAAGACAACTGGAAGCGTTAGGTTTTTCGGTGTACGTCATAGATAGCCCGGAGCAGATTGGAGGGATGCTGAATGAGATACAATCCTCATGAATACCAGGATTATGCCACAAGATTCATCCTTGAGCATCCGATCGCGGCTGTTCTGCTTGAAATGGGACTTGGTAAAAGCGTCATTACGCTAACAGCCATCTTCGACCTTACCCTTCGACCTTACCCTGGACAGTTTCGAGATCCGTAGGGTTCTGGTCATTGCCCCGCTTAGGGTGGCACGGGATACATGGCCCGCGGAAATTGAAAAATGGGATCACCTTAAGGGACTTACCTGCTCGGTGGCCATTGGAAGTGAAGCACAGCGGAAAGCGGCACTTAAGAAAAGAGCTCAAGTCTACATCATCAACCGGGAGAACGTGGACTGGTTGGTTAACAAGAGCAGCCTTCCCTTTGACTTCGATATGGTGGTAATCGATGAGTTGAGTTCTTTCAAGGATAACGGCTCCAAACGGTTCAAGGCCCTGCGCAAGGTTCGGCTCGGTGTCAGGAGGATAGTCGGTCTTACAGGAACGCCTTCAGCCAATGGATTGATGGACCTGTGGGCTGAAATCGGCATCCTTGACATGGGGCAGCGCCTTGGCCGGTATATCACCCACTTCCGCAACGATTACTTCCTGCCGGACAAGCGTAACCAGCAGATGGTGTTTTCATACAAACCCCGGCCTGGTGCCGAGGAAGCCATCTACCGCCTGATTTCCGACATCACCATCAGTATGAAAAATACCGACTATTTGAAGCTGCCGGAACTGGTGATGAACGAGATCCCCGTCAGGCTGTCAGAAAATGAAATGGCTTGCTACCAGACAATGAAGCGCGAGTTGGTACTGTCCCTTAAAGGCCGGGAGATTGACGCTGTCAATGCCGCCGCGCTGTCAGGTAAGCTTCTGCAGGTGACCAACGGCGCAGTTTATGATGAGAACGGCGGTGTAGCGTACATACACGACCGCAAGCTGGATGCTCTTGAGGACGTTATAGAAGCGGCAAATGGCAAGCCGGTTCTGGTGGCTTACTGGTTCAAGCACGATCTGGAACGGATACTTCATCGTTTCCCCGCTGAAAAGCTGGACAGCGCTGATATTCCATCAAGCGGTGGAATAACGGTGAAATTCAGTTGGCTGTGATTCATCCGGCATCCGCCGGGCATGGGCTTAACCTGCAGGCAGGCGGCTCCACCCTGGTGTGGTTCGGGCTTACCTGGAGCCTTGAACTCTACCAGCAGACCAACGCCCGGCTGTGGCGGCAGGGTCAAAAGGATACGGTGGTTATCCACCACATCATCACCAAGGGCACCATTGATGAAGATGTGATGTGCGCCCTGGAGAGAAAGGACCAGACCCAGACCGCCCTGATTAATGCGGTCAAAGCAAATTTAAAGGAGGCGGTCATATGATTGCGCTGAAATACATCAATAAGAACGCGGCGACGATTGCCGCCATCCGCGACTACAACAATATGCGGTTTATCATCAACAATACTCCGGAGGAAATAAAGAGTGTGTACGAAAAAATGATTGCGCCCAGAACCCCCAAGCTATCCAGGATGCCGTCCGCAAGGAATCCGCAGGCCGGAGCCGACAAACTGGCGGCGCGGATTGATAAGCTGGACATCCTGCGGGAACGCTACAGCCAGGCGATAGAGTACATGGCCTGGTTCGAGCCTGCCTGGTCAAGCCTGACTGATACCGAGCAGCACATTCTATCTGAATTCTACATGGGCGACAACCAGAAGTCCGGCGCAACTTACCGCCTGATGAGTGAACTCAGCTACAGCGAAAGCCACATCGAGCGGCTGCGGAGCAACGCGCTGAACCACCTGCGCAGTATGCTGTTCGGATAAAGATGAGGGAATTCTGAGGGAGTGTTTCCACCAGGACCATGTATAATTGTAATATCGAAAGCTGTATCGAGAGCCTTCGCGGGACTAACCTGCGGGGGCTTTTGTTTTACCCGGAGATGATTCAATGCCCAGAAAACTAAAGCGGCCGTGTTCTTACCCTGGCTGTCCAAAGTTAGTAGACGGCAGGTTTTGCGAGGAGCACCAAAAGCTAACTGATAAGCAATATGAAACGTATCAGCGCGACCCCGCCATGAAGAAACGCTACAACAGGACTTGGAAGCGCATTCGCGACCGGTATATAAATGAGCATCCCCTTTGCGAAAGGTGTCAGAAGGAAGGCAAATTGACACCGACTGAGGAGGTGCACCATGTTGTACCGCTTTCAAGGGGTGGAACCCATGCAACGGATAATCTCATGGCGTTATGCACTGGCTGCCACTCAACCATAACAGCTAAGGAAGGCGGCCGCTGGGGGTAAAGAGATATATCACGAAGCGATTATAAAACAAGCTTTAGTGGTTGGCATCATTACTTCATGTAACGCTTCAAATCTTCATATAAGTTTTCGCGGGTACCCGCAAGTATAACGACGACGATTTCGTCCTCTTCCTCAATAATGGTATAAGCAAGTTCGTAGTTGGTTTTGTTATGGAAAATGTCGCAGCAATATATGCCGGAAAGATCACCGGTTTTGGGATCACCCCAATAGGGATCTAATTGAATCTGATCAATGGCTGCTTGGAATTTGTCTTTCAGCGGTTTCTCTTTTAGCTTTTTAAGATAACGGGCGGCGGGAGGCAGAATGACTAATTTGGCCATCAGTCTGCCTCCGGGCCAAAAACATCTTCATAAGTTTTGCTTGATGCTTGGCCCTGAGCAGCAAGACGGGCTTCATCAAGCAAGCGTTCCACAGCGGGACGGATTTGGCGGCGGGTTTCTTTAAACTTATCCAGCAGTTCTTGCCCTGAAAGACCCTGGGCTATTAAATCGGCCAGGATTTGTTCGTCAAATTCTCCGCCGCTTTCCCGAACGGGACGGATGACGATGGCGTTGTTCTGAACATAGCATTCCACTTCCTTGTCAATGCCGACGCTGTTATAGAACTCAATCGGTATGGTTATCTGACGTTTCTGAGATACCGAAATGCGTTTTTTTATCATAGGATTTTCTCCTTTGGTTTTAACTTGCGGCACTAGTATTCCTCCCTTGGTAGTATATGCTGATCCAACAGAAAACATACAAAGAATCTTTGATTAAATATTATCAAAGAAACAAAGAACACGCAAGGGTAGGGGGAAGAAAATCCTTGTTTCTTTGTGCTTGGAGAACGGGCGGCCCCCTTCGCGCGCAAAAATCACGGTTCAAACGGGGGATTAAACCCTGCCACAGTAAGGAGGTGAAGGCTTGTGGCAAAAGACGGAACCAACAGGGGCGGCCGCAGGGTCCCGCGCCGGTGACAAGCCGCAGCCCCTGGCTGACAAAATCTCAGCCGGAAAGGCCGCAAAAGTTTTAGAAGCCCCGGAACTGCATCCCGAGTCGATGCTTGAAGCGAACGACCTTGACGATGCGGCCGATTTATACGGAGAATATATGCCCACGCCCAGCGATTACCTCAGCGCGAGACAGAAAGACGGTAAGCCGTTGGGCGCTGACGCTCTGTTCAAAGAAACCTGGAAATGGCTCAAGGACCGCGGGTGTGAGAAATTCGTTAACCCAAGGTTGATTGAAGCCTATGCCCAGGCTTTCACGCGTTACATCCAGTGTGAGGAGGCCATCAGCACCTACGGGCTTTTAGGAAAACACCCGACCACGGGTGGCGCGATGGCCAGCCCCTTCGTACAGATGAGCCAATCCTTTCAGAAACAGGCCAACCTCATCTGGTACGAGATTTTTGACATTGTTAAACAGAATTGCACCACGGCTTTTGTCGGCAACCCGCAGGACGATATTATGGAAGCCCTGCTGTCAGGCAGGAAAGGACGGTAGGAAAAGATGAACACAACCGAACGTTTTGAAAAAGTGAATATCGACCGGTTAGTACCATATGCTCGCAATGCCCGCACACATAGCAAGGAGCAAATACTCCAGCTAAGAGCATCCTTGAGGGAGTTCGGCTTCGTGAACCCGGTCATCGTTGATAAAGACCTTAATGTTATCGCGGGCATGGGCGCATCCTGGCTGCCAAGGAGGAAGGTATCGCCGAGGTTCCCTGCGTTTTTGCGGAACACCTGACCGAAGCCCAGAAGCGAGCCTACATTATAGCCGACAACCGTCTCGCCCTGAACGCTGGCTGGGACGCGGAGATGCTCTCGGTAGAGATTGCTGATTTGCAGGCCGCCGACTTTGATGTTTCGCTCCTTGGCTTTGACGACGCGGAATTGAACAAACTGCTGGGCGGTGCCGAGGACGTTAAGGACGACGACTTCGATGTGGAAGGCGAACTCAAAAAGCCTGCCGTTACGCAGCTAGCCCAACTTTCCCCTCAAAAACCCTGAACTCCCCTTGCAGCCTCGATTCGTC